AGGACCTTTGAGTGTTGGTCCGATGATTGCAGCTCCAATATCAGCCACAGCAGCCGGTAAAAACGTCTGGTCTATTTCATTCGTAAATACACCAGGTGAAATTATTTTTTCGGCCATTGAATTTCTCCTAAGTTAACTTTTTTTAATTTTTGGAATTAAACCTTTGAATAACACTATTGCGCATGAGTATTATTCATATATAAATATATGACTAAACTCCCAAACAAAGATTTTTTTTCTATTATTCAGATTTATTTTCAGTTGGTGTGAACACACCTGTTTCGGGATTTAAAGTTCCTTGACCATATTTATTTGTAATCCCATCAAGGAATTTTTTCTCTTCATCTTGAATTGATTTTAAAGAATTTTCTAAATCAATTTCTTGTTCATCCAACCTAATTTGTGCTAATTTTAATTGTCCGAATTGATTTTGAACATTTGCATAACTAGCTTGTATGTTTTGAACTTCTTTAAGTTCTTCTTCTGTGAATTTTACTTCTTCTGACATTATAACCTCCATTTGTTAATTAACTATATATAAATATATATAAATTTGGAAAACGAGTAAATTATTTTTCTACTTGTTCGTTTGTAGCGTCACCCTCCATATTAAAGGTAACTTTTGATGTGGTTGTGAATTTTTTCATATTTGATATTTTGTTTGTAATTACTGAATTTAAATATTCTGGTAATAAATATGCTTTTGTTGTAACACTAAATGTTGATTTAATAAATCTCTCACCATCTTGATTCATTTCTGAAGCATCTGATACACTATCAATTGTACACATAAATTTATTATTTGTTCCATCACCCCAATAAGTATGTGATTGGTCTACAAAAGATTCCACTAATGGATTCATTTGTTCAATGAAATTAGTCCATAGAACAAATTCATAAGTTATGTCTGCATAGTTTGGCATTCCAGTAGTGATTACATCATAAACTGGTTGAACTCCTTCTTGAACTGAAAATCTATCATATTGATTGTCTTTACTCCATTTATTTGTTCTAACCACATCAATATAATTTCTTCCAACATCGTGTGGGAATGATTGTCCTGATAAATCATTTCTTGAAACCTCTGTTCTTCGTAACATAATTAATGGTAAGATTAATGAATTGTTTTTATCCCTTAATACTCCTCTTTTTCTAACTGCTTTCCATCTTTCTTCATTACCATAATAAACAGGTATTTTAAAAGTTTCATTGGCTTCTCTAACTCTTGGTTTCATCACATTCTTAACGTGATTCAAAACTGCAGTATCAACATCTTTTAAAGTAATGGAATAATTATCAGCAAAGTTATTACCTGGTATGATGGTGGTTTCCCTATTACCACGAATTGTAGTTCCTTTAGTGGATACCTCATTAGCTCTGTTGACTAATTCTCTATTCACCACACCTTTGTTTGTAATCTTATTTACTGCCATTTCTTCTTCTCAGTTTTTTCAATTTATCCAATTTATTACTCACTTTACCTTTAACTTCTTCTGATTTAATACTACTCATATCAGCTTTACCAATTGCAATCTCTTTTTTAATATCAACCTCAATGGCTTTCACACCTGTTTGACTATTGGAATCAAAGTTATCTAATTTATTCATTAACTTACCCATCATTTGTTCCATTTGTAAATTACCATTTGGTTCAGGTATGTATGAATGTTTTCTTTCACCATACACATCTTCATCATCCCTAACATTACCACTCACTTCAACCTTTGGTTTAGGTGTTTCCTTATAGTTAGGATTGGAAGTATCAAACTTCGTAATTTTCTTACCTATGATTTGTTGAACTGCCATTGTTTATCCTTAAACACTTATATTTGTTGTATCAATAAAGTAATTTTGTAATTTTAAAACCTCATTATCAGTTAAAGCTCTATCATAAATAGCTAATTCATACATATGACCTTTAAATCCTGTAAATGTGTTGTCATCACCTAATCTCTGGATTTTATGAACTATGTTTTCATCATAATTATTATTTGTTCCCATTGATGTTGTGTTTAAATACCATTCAACTTGTCCATACCCATCACCACTATTGAATGGTTTTTTTCTACAAGTTAATAAAAGTTTAGTACCTTCATTAACAACACCAGCGTCTTTAATTATTTGAGTACTCACATTATTTGTTCCATCATTAGCTTTTACTTGTAAAAATGCTCTATTGTCAGCTGCAAATTGAACTGTGATTTGGTCGTTATCTTCCAAATCTATTAAAAGATGATGAAAATGAACACCACTATCAGCTGTCATATCCACTACAAAGAAAGTTGTAAATTCACTAGCGTTAATATCATTAGTGAATATATAATTGTCATTCGTAGCTGCCTCATCTCTTCTTTTAAATAAAAGGCTATTTTCTGAAGCATTGTATTCAGGTAAATTTGTACTAGCAGATTGTATTAAATTATTGTCATTTCCACTTAAATCATTCCAAGTTGCAACTTCATCACCATCAGATTGAGTAGATGAAAATCCAGCATGATATGTTGAATAATAACCTTGTAAATTTCCAATTTTTAATGGTTCTAATCTTAAATCAGGTGCATCACCTCTACCAGTACTAAAATGTCTATATTCATTTAAATTAGCTTTATTAGAAATTCTTGACTCATCAGCTATTTCTTGACTTTCATTAAATATAGCTAATTTATTATTGTTTATATCTAATAATTTTAATTTTCTTCCCTCATCAAATATATTTTTAGCCATAGTTTCATCTAATTGAAACAAGTAATTACTTTCTGGTATTTCCAACCATTCATCCCAAGTTAATTTTTTATCACCTTGTTTTTCTCTTGAAATTTCTGTTAATGTTCCAATTAATTTATAAGTGCTTAAATTATTTGTTTCTTTTATGTATTCCATAAAATTATCTTTTTTATCAGAAACTATATTTTGAAAACCCTCTGCTTTTTCTAACTTTCTTTCCAATATAGAATTTTCATATGAAAGACTTGAAAGATGTTTTACTTCTCTTGATAATGAACGAATTTCACCATTTAAATTTTTTATTTCTTCTTTTTTATTTCTTAATTCTTCTCTTACATTTTCATTAACTTTAATATCTTTTTTCAAAACACTAATTAAATCTTTAGATTCTTTTAATTTATTTAAAGACTCTTTTAATTTAGTTTTGTAATTGTCAATCTTGTCATTTTTAGATACCAATGCTTTTTCATATGTATCTAAATTATTTACATACTCTTGATATACTCTTTTTCTTTCTTCTGTAACTTCATTGACAACTTTTTTACTATTCTTAGTTTCGTGATTTAATTTGTAATTTAACTTATTAAGTTTTTCATTTAATTGTTTATTAAGTTTTTTAGCTTTTTCAATCACTTCATCTTTGTAAGAAATTCTGTCTTGTAATTTATTTATTTTTGTATGTAATGGATTGAATTGTGAATTAATTTCTTTTATAGTATTTTCTTTTATTTGTAATTCATTAATATAATCTTTTTCTTTAATTGAAAAAGCTCCATCTTCAAATTTCTTTGCAGTATTTAATTCTTGAACAAGAAAGTCTTTTTCTTTTTCTAAATTCAAAACCTGATTTGATAGACTTTGTGCTTCTAATTCTAACTTTTCAATAATTTTTTCTTTATCTTGTATTTTATCTTCATATTGAGAAGTTATTGGTTTTCCACTAAATCTTTCTTTTAATATATCTAAACTCATTTAATTATTACCTCGTTTTTTAAATCTTTTAATTTGTGCAGGTGTTCTACCTGTTCTTTCTAATATTTTATTCTTTTTTCTTCTTTCTTGTTTTCTTAATTTAGCTGCTTTATTTGGCATTATCTTGGCCTTTCTTCTATTTGTAATGATGATAATCTTGAACGATGTGCTGTCGCTACAATGTTGTGTTTAAAGTTTGGATGTCCTCCGAATAATTGTGGTTCTGTTGTTCCATTGATTTCCCAATAATAATCATTCCAATCCACAATGTCACCAATCTCAGGATAAAAATTCAATGAACCACTTGATAAATTTTCTCTTTGGAAAAACATTGTAATATTACCATTTAAATCAGCACCAAATTCGTCTTGAATGATTTCAGGTTCTGCATAATCAATTAAACAATTAACTCTGAATCCAATATCATAATATTTAGCAGTTGACTCACCATATACATTGTCCTCTGTTCTTTCAACATTTACTTTGTAAATATCAACAGATTGTCCAACAATCTCATCTATTAATTCTTCATTCATTTGATTTAATAAATCAAATTCTTTTTGTGGTATAAAAAATGGTTTTGTTTGAGACATTTAATTATCCTATGTATATTTTCAATGGTGCTTTATTCAATACTTCTTGTTGAGCATTTGCAACTTCTTGTTCTGTAATTGCTTGTTCTTTCTTACTAACATTTTCTAAGAATGTATTTAATTCCTCTAACAAGTTTGCTTTTTCCTCTCTACCTTCTGATTTCAATGCATCACCATCAAGTGATACTTCACCATTTGGAAGTGGCATTGAAGCATATTTACTTCTGATAATACCTAACAATTCCTTAGCTAATGCTAATGTGTATTTACGAATCCAATTCCTACCCATTGAATTTATTTCTGTATATGTAATAAATTTATATGGTATATTTGATGGGTCGGATACTTTATCAGTTGTATAATCTTGTGTAACATCAATTCTATCATCTCTTTTATAATAATGAAAATATATTTTATCACCAGCATCATCTGATTCTGGTTTTGGAAACACTCTCATTTTATTATTTATCAATTCAAATGAATATGCAGATTTTCTGATTAAATCATTTGTTTCTATTGCATTTGCTCTAGCCAAATCATATGATATTGGTCTTAATATATAAGAAACTGCTGGTGATACATTACCGAATCCAAATGAATCCAATAATTCAATGTTATCATAAGTTCCAGCAAATGGGTCATAGAATTTAGATATAGCTGCAGGGCCTTGATTAAATACTCGTTGTATTTCTAATCTATCACCAGTGTCAACACTTGATTCTAAAGTAGCCTCACTTGGTAAATCATAAACTTGTTTTGAACCTGTTAAAGTTATTGAACCTGTAAACATAGTAGCATTACCACCAACATTGACAGCTTGTCCGTATTGTTCTGATAATGTAAATAGAGACATTCCCCCATTTGGTGATTCGGCTTGATGTGAACCCGTTGAACTAAAATTAGAACCAGTTGATGTATTACCATAATGTTCCCACATCCAATTTCGTGTATTATAATGGTTCATTTGTTGTGAGTATTCCGATACAGCTTCTTCAAAACAAGCATAAATTGAACCACTGTTAAATTCAAGTTGCATGACTGGATGTCCAAGTTTACTAGCTACATATTTACAAGTGGTTAAACTATCACTTTGAAATTCTGAATCTGTATCATAAATTCCGTGTGGTGTAGAACCAGTTACCTGTGAAGCTAATGATGGTTCTGAATATAAAAATAAAAATTTTGACATTAATATTCTCCAAATGGGTATTATTGTTCATATATAAATATCAATATAAAGAAAAAACCCCCTAAATTAATAGAGGGTTTTTCCTATCTAAGTTTATAAAGATTTAACTTATACTAAGTTTAAGTCTTTACAATGGATTTTACCATAGAACTCAGGTCTAATCATTTTCTTAGCATATCGTGTCATCACACCTTTTCTTGGAGTGAAGTCAGTTGGGTCATATACTAATGGAGTCA